GCTATCGAGATGAGCAAGTACATCGTCGGCAGCATCAACAGGGAGGCGCGCCGCAAGGCAAAGGAAAACCCTTACATCACCGGGTACGAACGCGCCTTCTGCAAGGGGGCGGCGACTGCCGTGTATCACCGCTGCAAGCTGATTCAGCAGGAAGCCGAGCAGCAGGCATCGCCGCAGGCTAGCACAGGCACTTCGCTGGTGCTGGCATCCCTATACCGCACCGAGCTCGAAAAGAACGCACTGGTCATCGCCCAGAAGCACGGCCCGCTGAGTACGATGAAGAGGGCGGCTCGAGCAGCAGACGCCAACGCATTCGGCGCAGGGCAGCAGTACGGATCCAAGCTCAACCTGAACCGGCAGGTCTCCGGCGGCAGCAGTAACGCAGCACGCCTGAAGTAAAGCAGGTGCCGCGCGACAGGCGGCAGTTCTGCACAACGCTGTATATATCCCATAGCAACATCACTCAAGGAGATTCATCATGGCAACAAAATTCGACGGCCTCATCAAGCGTTCCGAGTACCTGTGCGTAGACCCGGCGATCATCGTCGTGGCACCTGACTTCAACCCGCGCTTCGACCAGGGCGACCTTGCCGAGATCGAGAACAGCATCAAGGTTCGCGGCTTCTTCAAGAACAAGCCGCTCGTGGTGCAGCGCACCGACGACGGGAAGCTCATGCTTCGCGGTCGCGGCGGTCGCCGCTTCACTGCTGTGCAGAACCTGCTGAAGAAGGGCCACGTGTTCGAGGACGGTATCCCCGTCGTCGTCGAAGGCAAGGACGTGACCGACGCCGAGGCACTGATCCTGGACTTGATCGACAATAACCAGAAGCCGCTGCTCCCTCTCGAAGAGGCCGCTGCGTACAAGCGGCTGCTCGACGGCGGCATCAAGGTGAAGGAGATCGCCAAGCTGGTACATCGCAGCGAGGCCAATGTGAAATGGACCCTTTGTCTTCTTGATGCAGACGAATCTGTCAAGGACGCAATGAAGGATGGCACGATCAACTCGAGTCTTGGCAAGGACATCGCGCAGAAGGCAGGCAAGGACAAAGCCAAGCAGAAGGAACTTGTCGAGAAGGCGACAAAGGGAGGCAAGGCAGGCAAGAAGCTCGTCAAGGAAGAGGTGGCTTCAATCAAGCGCCGCCCGACGACCAAGAAGAAGCAGGAGGCACTGGTGGCGAAGGTGCTCACCGAATCCCAACTGCGTACCCGCGAGTCCGTGCTGATCAAGCACGTCACCGAGGGGCTGTCGGCAATCGGTATCACCGAAGACCAGGCTCGCAAGCATTTCAGCGAGTACGACATCGGCGCGGCTGCATTCCACTTCGGCGTCCTGATCGGACTGCGCGCTGCACTCGGCCTCGACCCCAAGATCACCTTGTAACCAGGTGCTAAACCAGTACGCACAGCGTCAGCTGTGCGTACTACTGCATCACCTGACCCGGCATCCCGGGAACATAACTACATCGAAAGGAAACACCATGAGCAAGTATCAGCAGCAGACCAGCACCGTCCTCGGTGCAGTTGAAGAAGCGCAGTCCGTTGCAGAGGAGCTGAAGGATGAGCTCGAGAACTGGCGCGACAGCCTCCCAGAGAACCTGCAAAGCGGCGAGAAGGCCGATGCACTGGAGGAGGCGATCAATGCCCTAGAGGAGGCGATTGACAAGCTTCAGGAGGTACAAGACTCCGACCAGCAGGCAGTGCTCGACTACGCGATCACGTATTCCCAGGTCGTGTATCCCAAGTCCATGTACATGAGCCGCGCCAAGAGGCTCGAGGTAGCGATCAGCGGCCTTGGTGGCGTTCCCAGCGAGATGCCTGACGACCTCGAGATTCCGGAAGACGACCAAGACGATGCTGACGAGGTATTCAACAACGTCAGCGAAGCCCTCGACGGTTTGCAGTCCGTCGAGTTCCCCGCAATGCGCTAGGAGCTGCTGGAATGAGCCTATACATTATCGCTCGGGAACCGAAGCTGGCGTATCGAGACAGATACGTTGTCGAAGTGGTGGTGGTAGAAGCTACGAGTAAAAAGCAGGCCCTTGTCTATTCAGGCATCGACACGAGCGGCCGTGAATTCAAGCAACCCACCGCCGAGCTGCTGAAGCTCAGCCACCACTACCTCTTCTAGAAGCACAACCGTCACCATAACAACTGAAAGGAATTACCATGAGCAATCGCACACAACTGATCACCCCCGAGTGGCGCAAGCCCGTCGTCGCAGTGCCGCTGACGCAGGCATTCCCCGAGCTCGGCGAAGTGAAGGAGTTCAAGTCCAAGGTCTGCTTGTTCAACCACAACCGGACGAAGGTGTTCGACGTGGTCAGCGACAAGTATCACGTCATCGACCACGGCAAGGCACTGGACGTCGTCGTAGAGGCAGTGCAGGGATACTTCAGCGATACGACTATCGAGCCCACCGTCCGCAGCATGCAAGGCGGCGCCCGGGTCATGGCCACCATCAAGCTCCCTGTGGCCCCGATCGTAGTCAAGAAGGGCGACCTGACCGACATCACCATCACCGTCGAGAACAGCTACGACCGCAGCTCGCCGTTCCTTGCCTGTCTCGGTGGCCTGCGTCTAGTCTGCACCAACGGCATGAAGATGGGAACCACCTTCGGGAGCATCCGGGCAAAGCACGTCGGCACCGCAGACGAGGAAGCCCGGGACGAGGAGATCCATGCCAGCTTGGAGCGCATGGTCAAGAACATTCCCAATATCCAGGAGCTGTGGCGGGAATGGGCAGAGACTGACATCGACTATGATCAAGCCCACGAACTGCTGCAAGGCAAGTTCCCCGCGAAGTATCTGGCACCTGTGCTGGACGGCTCGCGATTCCCGCGCAGCAAGTGGGATCTGTACAACGACCTCACCCGCTTCGCCTCGCACGACACGAAGACGATCCAGCGCCGTCTGGAGTTCGATGCAGTTATCAGCCGCTTGTTCTACGGCGTCGGCGACTAAGCAGCACAACCCATACCAACTACAAAGAGGTATCACCATGAGCAAGACATTTCGCATCGCACCCGCCCCGAAAGAGGCGGCATCTGTAACCGAGAAGAAGTCCAGCGCGCCAATGTGCTGCCGCCCGCGCGAGCACATTGCCCAACTGCCGCAGACTGAGTTCAACGTCGGCCCGTTCCTCGTGCGCTGCTCCAACAAACAGCACTATCGGCTGTACAGCATCTACGCGCGGCCTGACATGCTTATGTTGGGACGGCAGGCCAGCTATCCGTCGATATTCGATTGCCTGGACAAGCTCGAGAAGCAGTACGGAGCGGGTGCAGTGCCTCAGTCCAGGTACGAGGCCATCATCAACAGCCGCGGCGTGCAGCAGGAACTGAACGCCCGCAGCGCAGCGTAGGAGGGCAGACATGAACCACCAAATCTTCAACTACAAGCCGCGGGAGGTCGGCCCGCAACGGGCTCGCCTCGGCTACACCGCGGCGCTGCTGATACTGCTGCTCGGTGCGTATGCGTTAGCGCAGCACATCACCGACCTGGGCGACGCACAGGCAAAGGTACGCGAGCTTGAGCAGTATCGAGAGAAGCTTCGCATCTTGGGCTCGTGCAGTGCCCAGCGGTATGCGTATCCGCTGATACCGCCCGCCGCCGTGAAACCGCGAAAGGAGATGTAATGCCCAAGACGATCCAAGACGAAGCGCAAGTCCTCAACGAGGCGTGCCGCATCGCCAAGGCATTCGGCATGTACGTGGTCGTCAAGGAAGAGGTTCGCAATGGCCTGCTGGTGAATATGTACCTGCTGTGCCGCAGACTGCCCTACGGCGGACACGGTACGGTGCTGGGGAAGCGCAACTCGCCAGCGGGCCTGCTGAAGCTCGTGAACAAGTGCAAGGAGGTGAAATGAAGACCAAGTGGAAAGTTCATCCCGCCCCCACCGGAAGATACCGCTCGTTCGAGAGCCGGGGCTGGCCGTACCTGGAATATGAGGACGGCCAGCTTGCTGCGTCGATTCAGTGCGGTGAGAACTATTCTTTACGGAAAGCAGCCAGCAAGGAGCATGGCAGGCTGACGGTGATTGTCTATGACTACAGGCAGGGCTCTTCGGACCGGAAGTTCCTCAAGGTTGCCCACACCTTCCCCGACCTGCCCAGTGCAAAGCGGGCAGCAGAGAAGGTTCTCGATGAGTATCCCGAGTTTCTACCATCGAAACGAAAGGAGCTAGCATGACAGATGCCCACATCACTGCCGACCGCAGCCTCGAGATCCTCGTGGCACTTGCGGATTACCACGGCATATACCGCGCACCTCTTCGGGACCTGCTGCACAAGCTGATACGCACAACGGAGCAGGCGACGATCCGCGCCTTCTACAAAGAGTTCCCGTCGTGCGTATGCCCTACCGACGCCATCCTGCTGTGCATCATAGAGGAGCTACGGAAATGAATAAACCACTGCTGTACTTTGCGGGACACCCCGTGCATCTGAACGACGAGTTGATGGTGACGCGCACCGTCGAGGAGATACCGCGAACGTGGCGCGAAAGACTTTTCACCTGGCCCTGGCGCCCACTGCGGAGAACGAGAACCCAGGTCACCGAGGTACCATCCCGCGCCGTTATGTTCATCAACGACGACGCGCTGGTCATGCACTCGGAACTGTGGCGCGATATCCAAGCGGCCGTGAAGCGCAACCAGGAGGCGGCAGCAGAGCTGTGGTAAGCCGCCGCCAGACAACGGTGGAACGCATCCGCCAGCTACGCCTGAACATGCTCGTCCATTCGTACATCTACTACACGATGAACGAAAGCCTCATCAGCGACCACGAGTGGCAGCGACGTGCAGACGAACTGGTGGCACTGCAAGCACAACACACCGCGAAGATAAATTGCTACGACGCCGCATTCGACGGGTGGGATGCCAGCACCGGATACCACCTTCCCGCAGATCACTGGGTCCAGTCGAAGGCGGACTATCTTCTACGGCACTTCTCGACGACGTATGTACCTCCGCAACCAGCACCACGTCGCCGAGGACTGCTCGATAGCACCTAGCACCACCAGCGGGGTTTTCCTCCTCCTTCCCCGCTGCTTTGCCCCGCCCTCACCGGCGGGGCTTTTTTTTGACCCTATAACCATGCAGGGCGGTATGGTATTGTACGTAAAAGAGCCTCATAGCGCGATAATTATGTACGGGGCCGCTACCCTACCAGCTGGGCTCTACATAAATGCCCGCAAACGAGCGTTTTGAGCCTGCCACGTCAAAGGAAAACCCAGCCCAACCCTGCCGGTATTGACTTTCCCAGCTCAATAGCTATGCTCCGCGCCGAACAAGCAGAGCAGCCCGTGACGGGTGCTAGATAACACTGCGATCAACTCAGCACAGATATGGTGGGATGCCATGGGAAGGAAGATTCATGCAGGCATGTTCAAGAAGGGAGTTGGCGGCAACCCAGCAGGACCGAAACCGGGATACAAGCACAAGCGGACCATCTTGCGAGAGGCAATGATGGCGAATCCGAAGTACGCGAAGCTGGATCCCATCGAGTTCATGCTTGAGATGCTGTCAGACCCGTCGTACGGACTGAGCAACAGGAAGTGGGCCGCGATGCAGGTGGCGCCCTACGTGAGGAGCAAGATGCCGATCAAGGTAGAGACTGCACCAGCAGCAGACGATTCAGCAGCGCAGATACGCGAGACGCTTGCCGCGCTCAATGCAGTAACGGAAGGTGAAGCACCCCCAGCCCGTAAGCGGGTGAAACTTCTTGAGGACTGATCATGGCATGGACAGATGAAGCAAGAGCCAAAGCAGCAGCAACGCGCAGGGCGAGAGCCAAACAACCTGCGAAGGGTGCGAAGGCCACGGCCGGTCGCCGCAAGTAACACACCGTGACCACTGCTGCACTCACTCCCCGTTGGACTTCTCTGCGACCACATCCGGTCCAGCAGGCGTACTGGCACAGCCCGCACCGCTTCAACACGGTGCCGAGCGGACGCCGTAGCGGGAAGACTGAGCTGGCCAAGCGCAAGCTGATCAAGCGCGGACTCGCAGCCACGACGGCGTGGAAGCCGCGCTTCTTCGCGGGCGCACCTACGCGTGACCAAGCCAAGCGCATCTTCTGGGAAGACCTGAAGGCCCTGGCACCGAAGCACCTGCTCGCTGGCGTCCCGTCCGAATCCGACTTGATGCTGCCGCTGATCAACGGCGCACAGATATGGGTTGTCGGGCTCGACGTTGCAGCGCGGATGGAAGGGCAACCGTGGGATGGCGGCGTCGTCGATGAGATCGGCAATGCGAAGAAGGAAGTCTGGGGCGCCAACATCCGTCCTGCACTATCCGACCGTAAGGGCTGGTGCGACCTGATCGGCGTACCCGAGGGCCGCAACCACTACTATGATCTCGACCTGTCTGCACAAGCGCAGTTCAAGGAGCTGGGACCCAAGTCGCCGTGGGGACGCTACCACTGGAAGTCCGCCGACATCCTTGATGCCGAGGAGATCGAGCAGGCACGCCGTGACCTTGACCCGCTGACGTTCCAGCAGGAGTACGAGGGAAGCTTCATCAACTTCGAGGGCCGCGCGTACTACGTATTCATCGTTGAGAAGCACACGAAGCCCTTGAAGTATGATCCCAAGCGCGAGCTGATCTTCTGCTTCGACTTCAACGTAGATCCAGGCGTCTGTGCAGTCTGCCAAGAGCAGAACCTGCCTGGGCAGTATCACCGCGACGACAAGGGCGTCCTGCTGCTGGACAAGCCGATCTATGGCACGGGCGTCATCGCCGAGGTCTATATCGAGCGCAACAGCAACACGCCCGCGGTATGCCGCAAGCTGGTGCAGGACTGGGGCAAGCACGCAGGCAAGGTGACGTGTTACGGCGATGCGACAGGCGGCGCCCGGGGCACAGCGAAGGTGCAGGGCAGCGACTGGGATCTCATCAAGGCAGAGCTGAACCCAGTCTTCGGCGGCAGGATCACGTACGATGTACCTGCTAGCAACCCAACCGAGCGCAGCCGCATCAATGCAATGAACACCCGCTTGCAGTCTGCCAGCGGCGAGATCCGCATGCTCGTGGATCCAGTGAAGGCACCGCACGTCGTGAAGGACTTGGACGGCGTTGTGCTATTGAAGGGCGGCAGCGGCGAGCTCGACAAGAAGGCGACGCCGATGCTCACGCACATATCCGACGGGCTTGGCTACTACATCGCCAAGAAGTTCCCGATCATTCCGCAGGTCATGCACCGAGTTGAAATGGGGGGCACATAACGTGGCATGGGGAGAAGCAGCACGCCGCGCAGCGGCAATGACGCGACAGGCGCACGCGCAGTACAAGAAGCAGTTCGCGCAGAAGGGCTGGGAGCGTAACCTGTCCGCCGATACCTCGAAGGGCGGTCGGAAGGATCTCGCCCGCAGACTGCGCGAGCTCCGTCGCGGGCCTGGCACCTTGGCGAACGGGACGAAGCTTCCGATCAGCGAGTACCGGATTCATGATGCTGCCAGCAACGCTGCGGCCAGCACCCGGCTTCGCAATGCAGCCAGGAAAGCAACGAGCACCACGACCAAGGCGTCGAAGCAGATCAAGCTGAGCCGAGTTGTAGGCAAGGGGAAGAAATGAGCGTCCGCTCCACCCACCCGCAGTATGACTCCTATCTTCCGAAGTGGAAGAGGTGCCGCCATGCCGCCGAAGGCCAGGACTCCGTGCATGCTGCTGGCACAGACTATCTGCCCAAGCTCAAGGATCAGAGCCAAGACGACTACAAGGCGTATCGTGACCGCGCTGTGTTCTTCAACGCGACGTGGCGCACCTTGTCCGGTCTCTCTGGCATGCTGTTCCGCAAGCCGCCGAAGATCGATTGCCCTTCCGTTACGGAAGCACTGCTGGACACGGTTACGGAGGACGGCCAACCCCTCGGCATCTTCGCCCGCGAGGTGGTCGAGGAGTGCCTGATGGTTGGGCGTACCGGCGTGCTGGTGGATTATCCGGAAGTTGATGCCGCTACCTTGACCAAGGCGGATGCCGCGGCGCTGAACCTGCGGCCGACGATGGCGGTGTATCGCGCCGAGAACATCATCAACTGGAAGCAGGCAGTCATCGCCAACCGCCGCGTGCTGACGATGGTCGTGCTCGAGGAAGAGTGCGAGACGCCGAAGGATGAGTTCGAGAGTACCTGCGAGACCCGCTATCGGGTGCTGGACCTCGTTCGAGGCGAGAAGGGCATGACCTACCGCATCCGAGTCTTCAAGTGCGACGAGCAGACCAAGGCAGATACGCAGATCGGCCAGGACGTATTCCCGACGATGAGCGGCGCGAAGCTGGACTTCATCCCGTTCTACTTCCTGTCGGCAGACGACACCGGCGTTACGCCCGACGATCCGCCCATGATCGACTTGGTAGATCTCAACCTGTCGCACTACCGCGTCACGGCGGACTACGAGCACGGGTGCCACTTCACGGGCCTGCCGACCGGGTACATCACGGGCTATACGAAAACCGAGGGCGAGAAAATCTACCTGGGATCGCAGAAGATGATGATCTTCCCAGGCCCCGAGGTGAAGGTAGGGTTCCTCGAGTTCAGCGGTGCGGGTCTCGGATCGCTACAGGCCAATCTCGAGCGCAAGGAAGCCCAGATGGCAGTCCTCGGGGCGCGCATGCTCGAGGCGCAGAAGAAGGGCGTCGAGAGCGCAGAGGTCGCTGGAATCCACCGAGCAGGAGAGAACAGCCTCCTTGCAGGCATCGCCCAGGCAATCTCGCTGGGCTTGACTGCTGCATTGCAGACGTTCAGCAACTGGGCTGGCGGCAGCGGCACCGTGATGGTTGCGCTGAACCGAGACTTCTTCCCTGCGCCCATGTCCGCGCAGGATCTAACAGCACTGGTGATGTCGTGGCAGCAGGGGGCAATCAGCAAGCAGACCTTGTTCGACAACTTGCAGGCAGGGCAGATCATCTCCGAGGGCACAACCTTCGAAGCTGAAGAGGTTCGCATCAACGACCAGTTGATCACCGGGCCTGCCCCTGCCGCACCTCCTGCCGCGGGAGCTGCGTAATGGCTGAGACTCTTTCGCCAACTGCATTTGAGCAGGCCGATACGTATCGCCCCGGTGAGCGCATCCAATCGAAGAGGACGCACCGCATAGGAACTGTGATTGAATGGCCTGTTGGGCAGGAGTACCCGCCCGGCCACGGCGCTGTGCATGGTGCCGTTATGGTTCGCTGGGATGATATGCCGCATAAGCCGACACATGCTTGGCGGCACCAAATTCACCGCATCTGAAAGGAGCATGATCGTGGCACTATCCGCCGCAGAGCTGAAGATCGCTGACGACCTGCTGTCGCACAACCTGGACTTGCTCCGGTTGAATGCCAGCATGCGCCAGGATGCTCTGCGGGCGCTCAAGGCACTAGAGCAGGAGCTGACCGCACGCATCTCGACGGGAACGCTGACCGAGTACAGCAAGTCGGCCGCAGACTATCTAATCGCCTCGGCACGGGCTGTCGTGCAGCAGTATTACGCAGACATCAGCGCGACTGCGGAAGAGGCACTGGCGGGCTTGTCGCAAGTCCAGCAGGCAGTCGTGAGGGCGGCGTTCATTGACGTAGGGTTTGGTGCGGCACTTGCCCCCCTTACGCAGTTCGCCACAGCCCTCTCCGATATCATGATCGAAGGTGCTCCGTCGAAGGAGTGGTGGGCCAAGCAGTCTGAGGAGCTGGCGTTCAAGTTCTCCAATGCCGTGCGGCAGGGAATCATCCAGGGGAAGACCAACGCCACGATCATCGCAGACGTGCGGCAGGTTATCGACATCGGCCGCGCCAATGCGGCTGCACTCGTGCAGACCTCCGTGCAGACGGTAGCGAACGTGGCGCGTCTCGAGTTCTTCCGCGCCCACGCCGACATCATTGACGGTGTGCAGCAGTTAAGCACGCTTGATAGCCACACCACGACAATCTGCATGGCGTACTCCGGGGCCGAATGGGACTTGGAAGGGAACCCGATCGAGGGCACGAAGCTCCCCTTCAACGGTGGGCCACCGCGGCACTGGAACTGCCGCTCAATCTTGGTGCCAAAGACCAAGACGTTCCAAGAACTTGGTATCGACGCCAGCGAGGTTCCCGAATCCACTCGCGCAAGCATGGACGGGCAGGTGGCGGCGAGTACGACGTTCGAGGCATTTCTCGAGCGCAAGGGCAAGGCATTTCAGGATGAGATGCTAGGCAAAGGAAGAGCACAGCTATGGCGGGACGGCACGATCACCCTGCCACAACTGCTTGACCTGAAGGGCAACCCGCTGACGTTGGCGGAGTTGAAGGCGAAGTACGTGAAATGACGCGAGATGCGTCCAACATAATCCGGGAAGGATAGATCATGGGATTGGCACTTGTAGTTGATAAGCTCGACGCGGTAGCTGAGACGGCCCGCGCGCTGTACGTTGAGAAGGACGGGAAATTCCACCTCGACGTTGATGGGCTGGAAGATACCTCTGGCCTGAAGACTGCCTTGCAGAAGGAACGCGACGCTGCCAAGGAAGCCAAGCGCATCGCCAAGGAAATTGAGCAGCGGTTCGAGGGCATTGATCCCGCCAAGGTGCGCGAGATGATGACCAGGCTCGAGAACGACGGCGAGGCCGCGTTGATTGCAGCAGGCAAGATCGACGAAGTCATTGCCAAGCGTACCGAGAAGTTCAAGGCAGAGAGCGCACGCCAGATCGCCGACGCACAGGCCGCTGCGAAAGCCGCGGACGCCCGTGCCGCGAAGTTCAGCCAGCGCGTACTCGACAACCATATTCGGCAGGCCGCTACCAAGGCAGGTCTGCATCAACATGCCATTGAAGATGCCCTCTTCCGTGCGCGCAGCATGTTCACCCTCGGCGACGATGGCGATGCCATCCAGCTGGGGGCAGACGGCGCCCCGGTACTCGGCAAGGATGGCAAGACGCCCTTCAGCCCCAGCGAGTGGCTCGAGGGCATGAAGGAAACTGCACCGCACTGGTTCCCCGCTGGGAGCAGTGGCGGTGGCGGTGGCGGCAATGGCAAGGGAAGTGGCGGCAACGGGAAGGACTTGTCGCACCTTCCGCCCGCAGCCCGTATGGCGGCAGCACGCGAAAGGCAAGCCGCTGGGCGGCGTTGATTCAGGCAGTAACCGCGCCACAGGGATTGTGACGCATCGTAGCTTCTGACCGGGACGGTCATGCACCACACAGCAACAGAGCGCAGCACAAACTGACCATCACTCACGAAAGGAACTACCATGCGTCAAATCCTGCAATACAAAGCGGTCGTGTTTCTCGCGACCATCGTCGGGTTCTTCGTCGGCGTTGCAGAGCTTGCATACGTCAAGCTGACGACCCACCTGAATCGCCAGGGAATGCTGCTGACGGGGATGACCCTCGTCGAGGCGGCGAAGATGGAGACCGGCGACGTCGTTCGCCAGGCCATCATCGAGCTGTATGCGGGCTCGAGCGATATCCTGATGAACCTGCCCTTCGATACGATCCCCGGCAACGCGCTGAAGTACAACCGCGAGGATGCCCTGCCTGGCATCGGCTTCCGAGGCGTCAACGAGGCATACACGGCCAGCACCGGGGTCTTGAACCCGCTGACCGAGGCCCTGGTGATTGCCGGCGGCGACCTCGACGTCGACAAGTTCATTGTCGATACGATGGGCATGGCCCAGCGCAGCACGCATGAGGCGATGAAGGTGCGCGCCCTGTCGCTTGCCTGGACCAAGAAGTTCATCAAGGGCGACAACCAGTCCGATCCGCGCGAGTTCGACGGCCTGCAAGTCCGTATCACCGGCAACCAGAAGATCGCCGCAGGCACGACCAACGGCGGTGATGCGCTGTCTCTGGCCATCCTGGACCAAGCGATCGACCAGACGCTGAACCCGACGCATCTGATTATGTCCAAGGCGATGCGCCGCCGCTTGACAATCGCAGCGCGCACCTACACGATCGGCGGCTTCATCACGTATCAGAAGGATGCGTTCGGGCGCCAGGTCACGATGTACAACGACCTGCCGATCCTGATCTGCGACCTGGACAACGCCAGCTCGGCGATCCTGGGCTTCACCGAAGTCAGCAACAACGTCAGCGCGGCCGCCACTGCCACGTCGCTCTATGTCGTCAGCTTCGGCGATGGCATGCTGAGCGGCTTGCAGAACGGCGGCATCGACGTGCGTGACCTTGGTGAGCTGCAAACCTCGCCTGTGTTTCGCACCCGCGTCGAGTGGTACAACGGCTTCGGCGTCTTCAACGGCCGCGCAGCGACCCGCATATGGTCGATCGCAGACGCAGCAGTCGTGGTGTAATGGCGTAAGCCAGCGCCACTGAACAAACCCCCACATCACGAAAGGAAGCAGCATCATGGCAAACCTTCACTCGCAATACACGTACGACGACGCGCTGAAGCTCAAGGCAGCAGCGTTGGTCGCCGCCACCGCCAACGGCTCGATCATCCTGGACCTCGGCAACGGCAAGATCGACACTGACCTTGTCGTGGATGTCACGGCCCTCGAAGTCGATACCAACGACGAGAGCTACGAGATCATCGTCCAGGGCTCCCCCGACGCCGCCTTCGGCACTGCTGCCAACATCCGGCCGCTTGCCTGCATGACGCTCGGTGCCGCAGGCTCTGCTCGCGGCGCTGCTGGCGTCCTGGGCATCGGCGCCAACGATGCCATCGGCCGCTACGTCCTCTCGTTCCGCAACGAGCGCAATGGCACCACGTACCGCTACATCCGCATCCGCACGGTCGTGGTCGGCACGATTGCAACGGGCATCAACTATTCGGCATTCGTTGCCGCCAAGGACCAGTAACCGCGCCTGACGAATATCCCGGGGGAAGTTCCCCGGGGTGCTCTCAACTGAACGAAAGGAAGAAGCATGAGAATCGTACAAGCGCAGGTTCCGGTGTCGGCAGTAAATGCGGCGGCGGTTAGCTTGCAGAACGTTGATCTGGACGCATCGCAGCTGGGATTGGGATTCATTCCCGATGCGATGAAGCCCTACATCACGGCGGTGGAGAAGGGTGATCCCTCGGGCGTCTTTCATCAGACCACCCTGACCCTCACCAACCTGCCGCAGACCATCGTCAATGGCGCATCGGAGTGGGTGGGAACCGAGATATTCGACTTCCCGCTGGGCCGTATCAACGTGCAGGGAGTTGCATCGTCGCTGGCTCCGACCACCACCAGCACCCTTGCATCGACCATCACGACCGGCACCACGGGCGCGGTATCCCTCGGCACGGTGACGGACGACGGTACGCACAGCACGACCAAGGTGGATCTTGGGGCTGATACCGCCTACACGTCCTCCACCACTATCAACGTTGCAGCCGCCGCCGTCAAGGTGCTATTGGCGGCCGAAGCTAAGTTCGACGGCTCCGCCACTGCGAAGAAGATGTTCCTCAACAACAAGATCGCGACCAACACCAACGACGGCACCATGACGTGGTCTGGCACGATCACCATCAACTGGGCCAACCTCGGACCGAACTGAGCACCACGTAGCAGCAGTGCAGAAGAGCGGGGCCTCTGTGCCCCGTCTCCCGCAAACCCAACCCTTAGGAGACAACGCAATGAAAACGATCTACCATACGGCCACAGGTGAGGCATTCGAGCGCGAGCCTGTCGACGCCAACGAGATGCTGGCCAGCGGCCAGTACCAATCCGAACCGCCGACCGAAGAGCAGATGGCCGAGGCCGCTGCGAAGGCCGCAGAGGTCGAGGATGTCGTCGTTCGGAAGGCCGCAACCAAGGCCGCGCCCAAGAAGTCCGGCAAGTAGCACAACGCCACTCGCACTTGCTGCAATCATGGCCGCAATCGGCACCCTGACCCAGCCCGGCGGAGTCATTCCGCCGGTGCATACCGGCACCGCGCAAGGCGCGGCGTATGGCTCGCTGACGTTGGCCGCATCCGCCGACGCCACAACGGACGCCTACAAGTGGTATTGCGTCCGCATCACCGGCGGCGCCGGGGCGGGGCAGGAGCGAACGATTCTGGCGAGCCGGAAAAACTTGCTGAAGTACTCGGAGGACCAGCGCAACACCGCCGAGGCCGGATCGTCAAGACCTTGGGCACAGTTCAATAACGCCGATATTGACGTTGCCCAAGTCGCAGCGAACACGCCATCCGGTGTTGCGGGCACGGTTAGCAGGCTCCAGTGTTCGACAACCGGGGCTCTTCAACGGCAGACGATCTATAGCATCAGCGGACTGGCCGACACCACTGCGTATTGCTGGTCTGCCTACGCCAAAGCGGATCAAGTGCCAGCAGTCTTTCATGTCTTCAAGAGCAAGGCGGGCAATTTCCCAGGTGTCCGATTCAACCTGCTGACAGGGGCTATGACCAGCATCGCGCACGCAGGAGAATCAGCAATCGCTTACGGCATAACTCCTGCGCAGGAGCCGGGATGGTATCGGACGTGGTCAGCCTATGACACTAAATCCGGGGGGAATACGCCGAATATAAACTTCGAGTTGATGACCACCAGTGGCGGCTTCTAAAACGCTACGAGCATTGGCCACGGCCTGCTGATGTTCGGCGCGCAACTCAACGTCGGCAGCGCCCCCCCCGAATACATTCAGACCG